CCTTCGATCAAAGAGGTGCAAGATGCCCTAGATGAGAAATCGGTTGCAGATCTTTCAAGAGCAAAAGCGCTTCGTTCCATGTTCCGGATTATCACCCCACACCTCACCATCAAGGATATCCCTTGCATTGCCATCGCCCATACCTATAAGACTATGGAGTTGTATTCCCGAGATATCATTGGTGGTGGTACATCCATAATGTATTCGGCCAACAATGCATGGGTCATTACTAAGTCCCAAGAAAAAGATGCTGATGGTGATATCAAGGGTTGGAACTTTAATATTAAAGTTGTGAAGTCACGATTCGTTCGTGAACAAACTAAGTTGTCATTCTTGGTGACATATGAGGGTGGCATTTCAAAAACTTCAGGATTGATGGATCTCGCAACTGAAGTGAAGGCATTGGTCTCACCCACCAAGGGCTGGTACAGTTTCGTAGATATGGATACCGGCGAGATTATTGAAAAGAAATATCGTGCCAAAGATCTATTGGATTTTGAGTTATGGAAACCATTATTGGCACATCCAGTTTTTACTGAGGCTGTTGCGAAAAAATATCAAGTGTCATATAATATGATGATTCAAGATGAACTTGTCCCCATCACCAAAATAGAGGAGTAATCTCAAATGTCTATTGAGACCACACAAATCCTCATCAAGCATTTTTGTGAGTCCCACAACGAACACATTATCGGTTCCACCTTTGCTGCTATTGAACCGATTCTAAAACGCATGTATAATATTGGTTTATTGAGTCAGGATGAGATTTCTGATTTCAAAAATTTTATGATTCCCCCTACTAAGGAGTGACCCCCCATGTTACCATATAAAATCTTTCATGTTGAACCAGACTCTGAAGCCATCAAGATTGTTTTTGAAAAATGTGATTCCCTTTTATCAGAGAGAGTATTCACTATCAACTCTGTAAATTTTAGTGATGTGGCTGATGAAAGTGGTGGTGGCTTTGTTGAGTTTAACTATACCTATGTTAATGACAAGGGTGAAAATGTGGGGGTTTCAGATCCTGAAGTTGAAGCTGCTATGGAGGATGTTTTCCGTGATATTATTTCTGGCATGATTACATCCTTAGATCTAAACTCTCAGGAGCCTTAATGAGTTCAAGTGCTAATGTATCTTCGGCAATACTTGAAGGACTAACTAATAATATTGAATACACCAGAAAAACTATTCCTTTTTTGAAAGAGGAGTATTTTTCTTCTGATGTTGAGAAAACAATATTCAATATCCAAAAAGAGTTCTTTGATAAACATAACCAATGTATTACATTAGAGGCACTTTATGTTGAACTAAACTCCAGGGCCATTATTGAAAGTTTACATAAGTCTTGTGTTGGATTAGTTTCAGACTTTTCCACAACCCCACAAAATGTAGATTGGCTTGTTGAGACTGCTGAACGGTTTTGTAAAGACCGGGCTGTATATAATGCTATCATGCAATCCATTGGTATTATAGATGGTAATGAGAAAAAGTTTAAACCTGATGCAATCCCCTCAATACTCCAAGATGCATTAGCAGTTTCTTTTGATACTGCAATCGGCCATGATTACTTTGGGGATGCTGAAGTTCGTTATGATTCATACCATGATGTAGAAGAGAAGATCCCGTTTGATATTGATATACTCAACAAAATAACAAATGGTGGCGTTACTCGTAAGTCACTTAGTGTTTTTATCGGAGGATCGGGTTCAGGAAAAAGTCTCTTTATGTGTCATCATGCATCCCACTGTTTAAGATCTGGCTATAATGTTTTATACATAACATTGGAAATGGCTGAGAAAAAGATTGCTGAACGGATTGATGCTAATCTATTTGATGTTAATATTAATGATATCAAAACCATATCCAAAGGCTCATATCTAGGACGTGTTGGAAAGATTAAAGACAAGACACAAGGCACTTTAGTTATTAAAGAATATCCCACAGCATCGGCACATGCTGGTCATTTCCGGTCTTTGATTGAAGAACTGAAAATGAAAAAGAACTTCACGGCTGATATTATTTTTGTGGATTACCTTAATATCTGTTCATCCCAAAAAGTTAATGCCATGAATAATAACTCTTACACGATTGTTAAGTCAATAGCCGAAGAGTTGAGAGCATTATCAATGCATTATAATGTTCCGGTTATTACAGCCTCACAACTGAATAGGGAGGGAAGTGGATCTACTGATGTCTCAATGAGTAACATTTCTGAATCTATGGGTACTGCATTCACTGTTGATTTAATGATTGCTTTAATAGTTACAGATGAGTTGAATAAGATGGGCCAAATGTTTTTCAAACAACTGAAAAATAGATATGGTGATCTATCAACATATACCCGGTTTATGGTTGGTGTTGATAAGGCCAAGATGAAGTTCTATAATCTTGAAGATTCAGCACAAGAGGATATAGCAAATGAAAACAGTTATTCCCAAACCCATACTAAACCCACATTGAAAAATAAGTTTGCGGAGTTTAAGTAATGACTAGGATTAATGTTTGATCTACCAAAACACAGAACAGCAAACAGGTCAACAGTTAAAAAAACCTGAAGCAATCAAAATTAATATTGATCGTATTAAACTGAAACCTAAATGGTATAAGTTGAGAGGCGATCCATTACCCCCCAGGGTATATTGAATCCCTAATCAATACCTAATACAGTGATATGAGCCTCAATCAAGAGGCTCTTTTTTTGGGCGTAAGTCCAAATCAAGCATTTTCAGTTTGTTGTTTAAAATCAATAACTTATAACAGTTTAGACTTTTTGTTGAGTAAAGTGACATATCGGGGTATGAACAGGGTATTTGGCCGAAAATACTTTAATGAAATCAATGGGTTATAACCGGGATTTTGGGACACATATACTGGAAAAGGATATGGTAAAATGTATATAGAAATATAATGTACCGGTACAAAATATATTTGGAAATTGTAGGGTTTTATCACAATCTGCTATTGACGGCTAAGCGATTGATATATATTATTCACTATAATGCTTTTAGTGCAAACCAGTAGTGATTGGATTGAAAAGAGTTCAAGCAAGATTGAAAACAATAAAGAAAACAAAAAGAGACCTAAGTTCAATACAGGATTGAACAGATCAATACACAGCAACCAGTTAAATACAACTTAATCCTAAACGTAGTAGAAAAAGTGTTAAACACAAAAAGAATACAGTAACCCAATACTGAATAAGATGATACAGAATGATAACTTATAAGTCCTCTTGGGTTTAAGGGAAGGACTCTATAGTGAACATAGCAGATTTAAGGGTAAAACCCTACAAACCCACCCTGTATTATCCAAGCCGGTAACTATGGCTTTCAGCCAGTGCTTCGCACCGTCAGATTGGATATAGTAAGTTTAAGAGTAAAACTCATCCTGTATCATTCAAGCCGGTGAAGGATTTACTAAATAATGTTTATTTCAATCAGGATTTAATATGTCTTTTCTTAGTTATTATCAATCTAAATCATTAGATGAATCAAAGTTTAAGGGTGATCCAAAAGATATTGAACATATCATTTCAATATTAAATGGTATGGGGTTTGAAAAAGTAACAAGAGGTAAACAAAATGAACCAGATCCAACATCTGATTCAATCTATGTTTATACTACAATCCCTGATCGTAATAAAGTATTCAGTGATATCAAAAAAGTTATTCAGGGCGATATGTATTATAAAAAGGATCCTGCTAAACCTAATCAACCCTTTACTATGGCCGGTATCTCATCCAGTGTTGGGGCATTGGTTACTAATGGGATAAAAATATATGTTAAAAATATTGGGGCTAGATCCAACGCCGGAAAAGAAAATGAGTTGATCATTATCGATACCATTAATCAGATTATTGCTAGTGCTGATTCCCCAATCACTATTAGATTTAAAGCCCATAATGGTCACCCCGATGTCATACTGAATGGGGTTACTCAGGCTGTAGATGCATCTAGAATGACTAAAGGTAAAACCGGTAACTTGAAGGCTGATATTATTATTATGGGTGCAGTTGATACAAAAATATCATTAAAGAAAAATAATGCAGAGTTCTGGGAATCATTAACCCATAAACTTAAAAAAACATCTAGATCCCTTATCCAACAATATTTGGATAGTGGTGACCTGTCTATTATAGATCATTCCAGTGTGGCTAACGCAAGAGTGATGAATCGGGGTCTTGCCATCAAAATGGATGTGGCTGCTGCAACCGAAGTAGTATTCGGTTCCGATATATTGGGTAATGGGATGGTGGTGACCGAAACATTTAATCCCCAATCATTTAAGTTTGATGTCGCCTCTATGACCCTTAATATAGATGTTACTAAAATCTATTCCAATATCGATCAGATTGAAGAGAAGTCTTGGCCTTGGTTTGCTACTACAGCAAATGCATCAAAAATTGCATTAGGGGGTGATCTTAGAGGGATCGAGGTGCGGGCTGCTATGAAATCTAGAGTCCATAATACCTTCTTTAAACCAGATATCTTGTTTACACTTGATATGTTAAAGGCTGGTTAGTTTAGTTCTGGTCTCAGCCAAGGTCTCAATAAACTTGGGGTCTTTGAACCACTTTGAAAACATCCGTGACCTGATGTTGCTGTTGAACCAGTTCGGGTCTGTGAGAGCATTTGTTATGTGTAATAGATTTTCTTCTGAGTACATTAGTTCAGATTTGGATGCACAATACATTAAGATCTCACGGCTGAATGAGTTAGTGCCTTGTTCAGCCACTACCCCTAGTACCTCAGGGGATGATGAATAATAATCTTTCCAATCAGATGGGACTTTGATCCGTTTCTTTTTTCCCTTGACAGTCTTGAACTTGGAAAACCATAGTTGCTTTCGACCCAAGTACTTGCGCCCACTCTCTAAATGGATCATCAAGTAAATAAATCCAAATGCCTTCTCCGGTGGGTCTATTACTTCTTGGCCTTGAAATATCCACATAAAGTTCTCACAAATCATTTTGGATATTTAGGTTGACCTTTCAAGGTCTTTGCCGTATAATGATCACATTAACCACCTAGGAGTTCATACCATGAAGTCAACCGTCACTTTCAAGATGATGCCCGATGATCTCCGTTTGTCATCATTTGTGGTGAATCGTGAACAACTTACCCAAATCGCCAAAGATAATATTGATCGTTACCATAATGTTTTGGTGATGGATTTTACCGTCGATCAGGATGATCCTAAGAGTGGTAAAGATATGGCTGAGGAACTTTTTAGTCTTACCAATGATCCAGCACGTGAAGAGGAATGTAATGATGTGTGGTCAGGCCGTTCTATGTGTACTGGAGATATCGCCCGGGTCGATGGTGTCGACTATCTCTGCTGTGCATTCGGTTGGG